TATGCTAACCTTGCAAAAAGTCAGGGGTTCGAACCAACACAAAAGCTGAAGGTCGAGCCCATGACTTTAAAAGCGCTAGTCCGTGAGCGTATTGAGGCAGGAAAAGAAATGCCAATGGACACATTTAACGTGTTCGTAGGAAACCGAACGAAATTAACAACGAAACAATAAAAAGGAAACATGAAAAACGAAACGAACGTTGCAGTACGTGACACTGCCGGAGCATTATCTTCAAATTTATTTGAAGTAGATGCTAATAAAGGCTCACAGAATATAGCGCAGGATGATCTTGCGTTACCTTTCTTAAAAGTTCTGAGTCATTTATCACCTGAAGTCAACAAACAGCATGCAAAATACATAGAAGGTGCAGAACCTGGTATGATTGTAAATACTGTTACAAACGAGTTGAAGGATGGTGCAGAAGGAATAGATGTATTACCAGTCTTTTATAAAAGACAGTACCTAGAATGGCAAGAAAGAGGAGCTGGAACAGGTGCGCCAGTAAATATCTATGAAGCTTCTGATAATCTTCCTAAAACAACCAGAGGTAAAGATAATAAAGATAGATTAGCTAATGGCAACTATCTTGAAACCACAGCAAGTCACTTTGTGATCTTGTTAGGGAAATCTCCAACTACGGCTTTAATTTCAATGAAAGCTACTCAATTAAAAATTAGTAGAAAGTGGAATTCATTGATGATGGGAATTAAGATGCAGGGTAAAAATGGTTTATTTACTCCGCCAACTTACAGCCATATTTATAAATTAAAAGCTGTTCAAATGTCGAATGACAAAGGAACATGGTTTGGTTGGGATGTGTCTTTACAAGGACCAATTCAAGATAAAGCAGTTTATGAAATAGCTAAAACTTTCTCTAATAGAGTTAATAAAGGAGAAGTAGAAGCGAAACATGGAACTGAAGAAACTAAATCGGATTCACCTTATTAATCACTAACGCAAGTTAGTTCCTAGGATTGGGCGTGGAAGCGAGAGTGGAAACGCCCAAGAAAAATTATGGATGTAAAAAGATTTAAAGATATATTTGTTGGATTAGAAGAAAGATTTGGATATCACATCGCTGATTACGAACAAGGAAATGGAAAAAAATCCGGTAGTTCATTCACTTCTAATTACCCACACACCTTGGAGATGTGGGCATCTCACTTACAAGGAAAAAAATTTCAAGTTAAAACAAAAGGAGGGATGAAAGAAGCAGACAGTCTTGGACTATGTCCCATTAATAAAAATAGTCAATGCAAATGGGGAGCAATTGATCTAGATAATTATAAACCTTCTATCCCTGAGTTATTTAAAAAATTACAAAGTCTTAATATTCCAACTATCCCTTTTAGATCTAAAAGTGGGGGAATTCATTTATATATTTTCTTAAATGAAGAAGTACCTGCCTTACTTATGCGGGAAAAACTTCATTCTATAAAAAATATTTTCGGAGTAGAACAACCCGATAAAATATTTCCGGTTCAGAAATATCTGAACCTGGAGAAAGGTTCAGCTGGTAGTTGGATAAATCTTCCTTATCACAATGCCGCACACACAGAAAGATATATGATTAAGGAAGACGGCACCCCAGCAACACTAGAAGAATTTTTCACAGCACACGAACAAAAGAAAATCACAGCAAAGCAATTAAAAAAATTAAAATCAAATATTGATGAAGGAGATTCAGGCGAATGGTTTGAAGAAGGACCTCCGTGCATGCAGGCATTATCTAAGTTTGGAGTAGAAAAAAAAGTAAGAAATGAAACTTTATTAGATATGACTCGTTATATAAAAATGAGATATCCCGAAGATTGGAAAGATAAAGTAGGAGAATATAATAAAAAAATTTTTAAACCTCCAATGGGCTATGATGAAGTAAAGAATCTTATTGGATCAAGAGAGAAAAAAGATTACCGGTATAGATGTGATAAAGATTGGCTAAAACCACATTGTGACAGGGATAAATGCATACTTAGAAAATTTGGTGTGGGAGGAGGAGAAACGACTGAATTAATATTAGGACCTTTATCTTATGTAAAATCTACTCCAACAATTTGGTACCTAGGATTTAATGGAGATGAAGTAAGATTATCTTCCAAAGAATTAGTCAAGCAAGATCTAGCACGAGAAGCAGCCACTGAACAAACAAAAAGAACTCCTCCAAAAATAAAAAAATGGGACGAGCAAGTCCGAGGGCTTCAAACAAAAGCAACCTCTATTGACGCACCAGAAGAAAGTCAACCCACATTACAACTTATTAATTTTGTACAAATCTACTGCTTTAATTCAAGAAGAACAACAGAGAAGAAAAATATTTTATTTGGAAGACCGTTCCATGAAGAAAAAGGTCCCGTCAGATTTACTTTTGATCATTTTTATAAATTTTTAAAAACCAATGATTGGGAAATTAATAAAGACTTAACTCATCAAATGTTAAAAAAAATTGAGGGAGTAAGCCGAGAAAAATTTCATATAACAGGAGATGTTAAGCGATGGGTGTATGTCATCGATCCTGAGGAAATTAAAAAAGAAATAGTTAAACATGACGATATTGATTTTGGTCAAGAAGAAGAGAGTCCATATTAATGAAGAAAGACAGATTTTATAAAGAAAGAGTTAAAATTCTAGGAGGCCCTGGATGCGGAAAGACCACACGTTTATTAAAGGTTCTTAAAACCTATCTTGATAACGGGTTAGCTCCCGACCAAGCTCTCATGGTAGGATTTGCGAATGCTACTGTGGATAATCTACGAGAACGATGTGAAAAAGAATTTAATTATTCTTCTATCCAAACGGACAGTATTAAAACCATTCATAAATATTGTTTGGACCATTTAGACGATTATAAAATTTTAAGTGTTGCTGATAAAAAAGAATTTAAAAAGAAACTTAAAACTGATCCTGATAACTGGATTAAAATAAACACACCTGAATATGATGAAGAGGAACAACAAGAAGTGTTCGCCACATGGAATGGAATTGAAGATGGAAAAGTAGGTTTAATTCTTAATATAGTTTCTTTAGCCCGACACAACAGACTTAAAAATTGGGATAAAGGTTTAGATGAACTAATGGAATATTATGATAAATGTTATGTGGGTGGGTTTGAATACAAAATCCATCGTGACGAAGTTCAATATGTTTATACCCAATACGAACATTTTAAAAAACAAAATAGCCTTATCGATTTTGAAGACATGTTACACAAGGCTCTTCACCCAGATATTATTTTTGATTATTACAAATTATTAATTGTGGATGAGTGTCAAGATTTATCCAAACTAGAATGGAAAGTCATTGCCAAGCTCTCAAAAAATTCTGAAGATTTGTATTTAGCGGGCGATGATGACCAAGCTATTTTCGGATGGAAAGGCTCAGATGTAAGAATCTTTCAAAACTGGCCTGTTCGAAAAAGAGAAATTTTACCTTATACCCACAGACTCCCAAGAAAAATTTATAATCTAGCGCAGGCTCTCACTGGTCACATCTTAAAAAGAATGGGTAATAATTATAAAGTTAAAAAAGATGAAGAAGGAGTCTTGAAACATATTGGTCAGCTAGAAGAAGTAGAAAATAAAATTAAAGTAGGAGCAAATATGATTATGTGTGCTCGTAGTTGGAACAAGTGTGAACATTTTGTTAGGTATTTAAAAGACATTGGATTAGTGTGGCAAGAAAAAACTACTCAACAAGAAGGAAGAAAGTTTACATCCAGTATATCCACGAGTGTAAAAAATATAATTAATAATTGGAATAAATTACAAAAAGGAGAAGGAATTAAGGGGACTGAAGTCATGAAATTAATTAAAGAATTTAAAGAAGATTTAGTGGTATATGGCAAAAAAACCGCTCTAATCAACACTAATTTGTGTCCTCCAGAATTTTTAGACGAAACTAAATTGTTCACTTTTTCCATGTTGAAGGAAAAGTATTTTGTCCTGGCGGATATTAAAAAATCTTGGTTTGACATTTTTATTTTTAAAAGTCAACGCATCGTCACTACTAAAAGACCTTATGCTTTGTATGAAGATCGGGAAGATTATAATAATTATTTAAAACGCGCTTATGAATTAGATCCTACTTTTAAAAAAACAGACATACTTGTTTCTACTATTCATGGAGTTAAGGGAATGGAAAGAGATGTAGTAATCATGTCAACCGTTTGGACGTGGCCCTCTTATAAAAATTTTAAACAAGGAACTCCGTTGGAACAAGATGAAGAAGTAAGAGTCGCTTATGTGGGAGTTTCAAGAGCCAAGCATGAACTATATTTATTTGAACCTATGATAAAAAAATCGGAAAATTATTTTCCATTACTGAATCCTTTGATATGAAATTTAGAAAAATAAAATCATCTGTATTAGATCGTATAAATAAATTACAATGTATGAAAACTTTACCTATTGGGACAATAGGTAAAAGAGATGTTAGAATAAATAAGTTAATACATAAATTATATCAAAGAAAGGAATTATGAGTGATGTATACAAAAAACAAGTAGGAGGAGATCATTATCAATCGATGAAGATTCAACCTTCAGAATTTATAAATAAAAATAACTTGCCTTTCGCAGAAGGAAACGCTATAAAATATTTGTGCAGACACAAACAGAAAGGACAAAGAAAAGATTTGGAAAAAGCAATTCACTATTGTCAAATGGCAATTGATCGTGACTATCCGGATGAACCAACAAAACCAAACTCATGGGGAATAATTAAATGATACAACAACCGTTATTTAAAGCAAAATCAGAATGGTGTGCACCAACTGAATTTCCAGATTTATCTCATTACGAGGAAATATCAATCGACTTGGAAACAAAAGACCCCGACTTAACTAAAAAAGGATCTTGCTCTACGCGTGGAGGAGGAGACGTCGTTGGAATAGCTGTCGCTGTAAAAGATTGGTGTGGTTATTATCCCATTGGTCATGAAGGTGGAGGAAATTTAGATAGAAAAAAAGTTCTTAAATGGTTTACCGATGTTCTTAAGACTCCAGCTAAAAAAATATTTCATAATGCCATGTACGATGTGCTTTGGATTAAACGTCTAGGGCTCACGATCCACGGAACTATTGTTGATACAATGGTAGTGACAGCACTTGTAAACGAAAATAGATTTCGCTTTGATCTAAATTCCGTTGCTAAAGAATATACAGGTATTGGTAAAAATGAATCAGCTTTGCAAGAAGCAGCTAAAGAATGGGGTATAGACCCTAAAGCAGAAATGTATAAATTACCATCTTTATTTGTAGGGGAATATGCCGAAAGAGATGCTGAAGTAACCTTAGCACTGTGGAAAGAACTTGAAAAAGAAATAAATTCACAAAACTTACACTCAATTTTGGAGTTAGAAACAGATGTTTTACCCTGTCTCGTAGAAATGAAATGGAGAGGGGTAAAGGTAGATGAAGACCATGTAGAGATACTAGAGAAAAAATTTAAACATATTTATGATGAATGTCTTAAGTCAGTAAAAAAACAAACAGGAATTTTCCCTGAAATTTGGGCTGCAAGAAGTATTGCCAAAGTGTGTGAGCAACTAGGGATTAAAGATTACGAACGTACCCCTAAAACTCAGGCACCTTCTTTTACTAAAAACTGGTTATCTAATCACCCTAATAGAACATTAAGAAATATTGCGAGTGCTAGAACTGTTGATAAATTAAGAAGTACCTTTATTGACACCATAAAGAATTATGTAGTCAATGGAAAAATTCATGCTGATATAAATCAATTAAAAGGAGATCAAGGAGGAACACTAACAGGAAGATTAAGTTATGCTCATCCTAATTTACAACAACTTCCAAACTATAATGACTATGGGACAGGCATAAGATCCTTATTTCTTCCTAACTCAAAACAAGAACGTTGGGGTTGTTTTGATTATTCTCAACAAGAACCAAGACTTGTAGTGCACTATGCTTTACGCACACCTGGTATAACAGGTATTAATGAAATTGCTCAACAGTACAAAGAGAAAAATTCTACTGCAGATTTTCATAACCTAGTTGCTAAACTAGCAGATATTGATCGAAAAGAAGCTAAAACTATTAATCTAGGTTTATTCTATGGTATGGGCCAAGCTAAACTTCAAGCACAGTTAGGTATTAATAGTGAAACAGAAGCTAAAGCTTTAATTAGTAATTATCATCACAA